TCCACCCACGGATTTGTACTTGCAAACCCAGACGAAGCATCAAGCGGCTTAAGGCTTGGGCTTGCTACGGCGGTTTTTCTGCTGTTGAAGAGCGTCTGCATAGCTGCGTTATAAATATCTAATCCGTAGCAGGTTACTACACTATCGTAGACAGAAAAACCGAATGGAGTGCCACTAAAATCAACGCCACTTATGTAAGTAAACGGAGCCGCAGTGCTGTCAGAGCCACTAATTTGGCTAATGGATGGACTACTTATGATTAAGTATCCGCTAGAGCTATCCTTAAAATAAAACGCCCCGTAGTTTGACGGGACTCCGGCGTTGTATCCAATCAAAGGCGCTGAATTTGTACTGCTTGGCGCGTTATTAAAAAACGTTCCAGAAGATGTTGTTAAGGTAAGTGTCTCAATCGTTGGGCCACCGCCGCCAGAGGTAGCGATAGTGATGGCCCCAGAGGCATTCGTAATTGCGATCCCGGTGCCCGCCGTCAGGGTAGCAACCGTGTAGCCGCTGCCGTTGCCGATCAGAAGCTGGCCGTTGGTGGCAGAGGTGGTGACGCCCGTGCCACCAGAGCCAACGCCGAGAGTGCCCGAAAGCGTGACTGCGCCCGTGGTGGCGCTGTTCGGGGAAAAGCCGGTAGAGCCCGCGCTGAACGAGGTCACGCCGCCGCCACCTCCGGCTGCAGGCTGCCACGATGCAGTGGAGCCGTTAGACGTGAGGACGTAGGTGTTTGTGCCAATCGCGAGGCGCGTGGCGCTGTTCGTGCCGTTGCCGATGATCAGATCGCCAGTGGTCGTGACTGGCGACAGCGCGTTGAACGCCGCAGCTTTCGTCGTCTGGCCAGTGCCGCCGGATGCGAGGGGCAGAGTGCCCGTGGTTAGCGCGCTAGTCGAGGTCGCGTACACCGCGCCGCCAGAGGTGAAGCTGGTCAGGTTGGTACCGCCGCTTGCGGTCGGCAAAGTCCCGCTGACATGCGTGGTGAGACCGATCTTTCCGTAAGAAGGCGCGACTCCAACGCCGCCGGAAATGAGTGCATTGCCCGTAGCTACGTCTGCCAGCCTGCTGAGAGCTGTTGTAGTAGAGGCGTAGACAAGATCGCCGATAGCGTAGCTTGCATTGCCTGTGCCGCCAGCGGTGGCTGGAAGAGTACCGGTGGCCAGCGCGCTGGTCGAGGTCGCGTACACCGCGCCGCCAGAGGTGAAAGACGCAAGCCCCGTGCCGCCACGGTTCGTCGCGACAGTGACGCCATTCCATGTCGCGCTGGTGATTGAGCCGGGGTAATCGAAGGTGTTCGTTGACCATGAGACGTTGGCGGGCGACAGATCGTGCCGATCCCACGTACCGGCAGCGGTGCCGTTCGTCAGGAGCGTAACCACCACGAAAGCGCCGGATGGCACCGAAACGACAAGCGTCCCTGAGTTGTTGTTGACCGTGATCGCGCCGCTGGACTGGTTGTTGTCAAACCTGAAGGTCGTGCCAACCGTCAGCGTGGTTGCGTTGGGCAACTGAATAACCTGACCACCAGAGCCTGAGACGAAGCTCTGTGGGGCTGAGGACACCGTGAGCACGACCGGCGTGGCAGACGCGGTAATAGAAGCCGCGCGGTTGATGAGGCTCGCAACGCTGGACGCGGTGATCTGGAAGTTAGCGCCACCGCGAGCGATAGGGATCGCGTCAGTGCTGACCGCCGGATCGCCCGCTGTGAGGGCGCTGATTTTGGTATCGGGCATCGACTACTCCAACAATATCTTTGAGCCGTCTTCTAACAGCAGATAGAACCCATTTTCCAGCAAAAGCGCCGGGGCCGATGGCACACCAGAGCTACCTGCGGTCAAACCGGAGGAGCCACTATAGAGCCCCAAGTTGCCGCCGAACAGGCCGCTGTTGCCCCCAAAAAGGCCGCTGTTGCCTTTGTTGAGGCCCGAAGACATTAGCGCGAGATGCCTGACTGAATGATCGTGTACACGACAGAGCCGGAACCGCTGTTGAGCACGATGCGCGACGAAGCCGGCACATAGGCATAGTTGCCCTGCCGGCCCACGGTCTGCGCGACCATATTAGTGTCGGGATGGTCAAACCACGTTGGCGAAGCAACGGTCTGCGGGTTGTCAAGGGTCTGTTGAACCGTCCAGTTCACGGTGCCCGTGACAGAGACCTGCAGAGAGATCGTCGGATCACCAAAGTAATCCAAAATGATGGGGCCTGAATTTTTAGCGCCGGCTGACGCATCCGACACGGTGACCGAAATGGGGCGCATTATTTCATTCCCTTGAGAGTCATGGCGAAGCGAGCGCGCTGGCCCAGCTTACCGGGCGCCTTAGCGGCAGCCTCAAGTTTGCCCGCGGGGATCGGCTTGCCGGCCTTCGCCCCGAGTTGCTTACGGAGGGCGCCGGGCTTTTTGATGGCTTCGGCGATGAAATTCTTCTTGCCACGCATGTCAGCAGTTCCACGCCCTGAGGGATTTGTTGATCCGGCTATCCGGGTCACTTGCCGTTTTAGCAGAAGTCAGCTTCTTTTTCATGCCTTTCATGCGGGCACAAAAGCTGTCACGGCGAGATCCGCCTTCCGGCTGCGGGCGCTTCAGATTGCTCCCAGTGGCAGAATTATAAGCCTTCCGGCCAGCCTCACTGAGACCGCCCTTCGGGTTCTTATGCTTAGCCTTGAACTGGAAGTCTTTCTTCGCGCGCATCCCGATCTCCATATAACTGGGGCGACCCGAAGGCCGCCCCAATCATTAGGCTTGAGTGACGCCGTAAAGGCCGACCTGAGTGTCGTCGTCCAAGACGAAGACCCAGAGAGTCAGGCGCTTCGTGCCGTTGGCAGCGTCCGGAACCAGATAGGTGCCGCGAACGTCGTCCGTCGTCGTGGTTGCAGGAGTCGTTGCGTCAGCGGCGGTAAAGGTGCCGGTGGTGACAAACGCGCCGTTCCAAGCGGTCAGGACGTAGTTACGGGTGTTCGCACGGATCGGCAAGCCAAAGGCGTCCGTCGAACCGACGCTGGCGTTGCCGGTAAGAGCAGCTGAGATCGCAACGCGAGTCACGGTCTTAAATGCCTTCTGGCCGCTAACGGTCGTTACGCCGTTGAACGTGATCGCTTCCGACATCGGAATGCCGTAAGTGTCCGTACCAGTCACGGTTGCAATCTGAGTCGTGTCGCCCGCGTTGCTCGAAACGATTGATACGCAACGCGGCACGTCCAGAGTTGCCACACCAGCCGTTGCAGAAGCACCGTTGATGGTGAGGTTGCCAGCAGCCGCAACAGCCTGAGCAGCAGCCACCGCAGTCGCAGACAGCGTCGCGGGGACGATGTCATAGACATTGATCGGCGACAAAAAGACGCCGGGCAAACTTGCGGTGCCGTTGTTGGCAAAGTTCCTACCAGCCCGAACGCCGTCAGAGAAATGAGTCATGAGTTTTCTCCATAGCTAAGGGTGGGGCCGAAGCCCCACCCCCGGGATTTAGGCGGCGCCCTGCGAACCCCAGCCTGCGCGGAAGTTCGAGCAGCCGAACGAGTAACGCTCAATGGCCTTCGCCTTGAGGTTGTCGGTGTCGAAGTCCGTGTAGACGTCGGTTTCGAGGGTTTCACGCTCGTAGTACTTGAAGCCGTTCGGAGCGTCGGTCAGCAGGAACCAGCCGTTCGTGTCGGTCAGGAACATGTTAACGCGATGACCCTGCGGAACCGCAGAGTTGTTGTAGATCGCGTTAATGTCGTTGTTCGCGGTGTCGACGCGGAACTGCGACTGCAGAAGGCGGGTGGCCGTCCACTGCAGTTCAGCCGGAACGATCAGCTTCGTCGGCTTGGTCATGATGCGGAGGCCCGCAGCATCACGGAAGCGCTGAACGCCAACGATGGCGTCCTGAAGCGAGGTTTCGTTCAGGTCGGCTTGGACCGTAAAGGTGTTGGCGACAACACCGTTATCAATCGGGTGCGACGTTGAGAACAGCGGCTGACCATCCCCGATGGGGAAGTTGGCCGAGAAGCCGTTGTTCAGGACCGACGCGCCAAGGACTTCCTTGGTCTGTTCCATCGACTGGCGAAGAGCCTTCGCCTGCAGCGGGAACGACGACTGGTACAGGTTGTCCTTGATCGCCTGACGGGTGATGATGAAGCCGATGCTGGTGTAGCGGTTCACGTAGTTCGTGACGAACCGCTGACCCATTTCACCGTAGGCGGTCGAGGCGCCTTCAGCCTTGATCTGAGCCAGACCAAGCAGCTTCACTTCAACTTCGATTTCAACGGCCTTATCGGACGTGTGCTTCTCGAAGATCTCCGACCACTGACCCGGGTACATCGGATAGTCGCCGAAAACGGCGGCCAAACCGGGCCGGAGCAGGTCGCGGATTGCGGTGGTGTTAATAGCCATTTTTCAAATCTCCTGCTGGACCGATCAGAGGCCAGTCACCCCACCCCGATAGAGGTGGTTGTTGATGACAACGAGCCAGTTCGCGAAGTTTCCAATGGCGTTACCCGGAGTCGGGTCCAGCTGAAGGATCTTCAGGTTCAGCGTCGAGGTGGCAGCTTCGGTCGAGTTATCGAGCGACACAGCTGAGGTACCCGTTGCAGTAGAACCGGCGGTGTACAGGAAGTTCGCGTTCAGGCCGCGATCAGCCAGAGCCAGCGGGGTGCCCGCAGCGCCAGAAGCATTCGTTTCCTGAATGGTGAACACGGTGTTGAAATCGTCGATCACGAGAGCTTCAACGACCGAGCCGGTGAGAACACCGGGGTTGCCCGGCCAGAAGTTCTCGAAACGGACGCGGCCAGTGCTGTCGGTGAACTTGACGCCCCAGAAAACGCCAATGGTGGTTGCACCCGCGACGCCCACGCCAAGCGTGCCGTCAGTGAGAGTGGTAACCGGGTCGCCACGGAAGATCGCCGTCGCGTAAGCGTTAGCGATTTGATACGGGTTGGTCGCGCCAGTCCAAGCAGAGCCATCCAGCTTCTTGACGGGGACGAGCCCCTGAGGCGCATTGGTACCGTAAGCCATACGGATTCTCCATGCTGAAGTTGAGGGTTGGGTTCTGCCGGTACGTAACGGCAATCGGTTCTCTGTCGGTGGGTACGTGACCACCATCGGGGTGCAGGATACGTGACCTGCGTCGATGTGTACGTAAATTACGCTCAAACCAAACAACTGTCAACAACATCAAAAAAGGCCCCCGCCCAGTTTCCCGAGCGGGGGCAAGTTGCCACAGCGATAGTAGAACACACCGTGGACCGGAGGTTAGTCCTTGAACGAGGTGACGCGCTCAAACGCCACTCCGCTATCCTTGTCCTCGAAGCGCGGCAGGTTCGGATCGTTCTGTCCGGTCCATGCCACGTCCTGCAGGGTTTCAACGTTTTCCAAATCACGCTCACGATTGCGCTCTTCCACATCGCTGGTGAGGC